CTCCAACATTATTGATTAGTTGATTGCACGCCGGCTGCAATTGCATGCACCAAAAGGTGTCCACGAGAAGACTTCCACCGTTTTAGGGAGATTCTACTATGGGATCTCTCGCCATAGCACAAATTGTAATAAAATGAAAAGTTGTAGAGAGTATCGGATTTGAACCGCTTTATATTCCATTTATTACTCTCTCCAGGGTTCAACTGAATGAACCTCCACCACTGACCTTCATAACTTTCACAATAACCGCACTCGGCTAAAGACCGAAGCATCTACTCGATTTTCACGACTCCTACCGTTTATTAGACTTACGTAGTCTTGAATTAGTTACTTTTGGTTGTCAGCACCATAATTCCTGATCCGTGTATTGATATATTAGTATATCAATCGTTTCCGTTGTTAAAACGGTGGCCATCAGCACCACTGACTATTACTTCCCAAGTGTAGTCCGTTTCATCAAACGGAATTGTTTTAACATGTTTTGTATTATCCCAAACCCATTTTAGAAACGGACATTTTAGAAAGGCAGGTCGTCAGCACCTGTTGTCTCAGTTACCGGAGTGTTTAACAGCTGAGCTTCTTTAGCTGCTGCAACAAGCGGATCATCCTCCTTATCAGGCTGGATGGGACGCTCAAGAAGATCGTTCTTCCAAAGCTTAATCTGAGACTGTTCTACACGCATAGGTTCAACAAAAATACCAAGAGAACTAACTTTCGTATAGCCCTTCTTATCGTAAACAACCTTAAGACGCATACCTTGACGCATATTCGCAGGATTTGTAGCTGGTTCAAGCTGAGCTTTTACCCAGTTAATCATCTCTGTAAACGAACTGCCTTCAAAGTCTGTATGCGAGCCATTTGCTGTATCTATAACCTGCAGAATACGACCGAACTGCTGATTATCCCGATTCTGAAGATCTTCATCGGTCTTAATCCACATATTCTTTTCGTTCTTCCACTCAGTCATAGTTGCTGTCTGGCCATTCTCATTCTCAAAGATAATCTCCAAGAAGTCACGACCGTTTTCGGTTTTGTTTACATTAACCTCTTTCAAGGTTACATTCTCGTTGATGCCTACAGGCATATAGGAGCTATTAAACTCCTGATTATTTGTTGTTGCGGTTTTTGTACTGTACATATCCTTAAAAACTTAGTTATTCAGATTTATAAATTCTATCCCAATAGGTTGTTATGCTTCCATCATCATTTCCCGTAGCAATGATGACGTCTCGTCCTGCGATATGTCTGGCTCTGGCTTCCATGATAGTTCCATCACCTCCAGATTTAAAACTAATATGCGTTTCGTTGTCTTTTCGGTAGACGTATCCAACTGCGTCCGCCATTCCGCATACGATTTTCCCCAACTTTCCCACAAGGTCGATTTCTTTTGCATTGACTTCTTCTCCGTCTTTATCGGTAATATTATCTTTGACATGTCCTACTAAAATAAATTCATCACAAAGGTCTTTGAACATATCAATGACCTTCTTTACAGCATCTCTTAAATATTTATACCCTGCACCGCGAGCCAGAGTAGTAACATCATCACCTTTCCAATTTTTCCCAAGCTCAGTTTTTCTGTATAATGTGCAAGCATAACTCATACATATATCTTCCAAACGAGTAGCATTGTCAATAGTGATGCGTTTATAAAAATTGTGTCCTACTTCTGTATTCTTGGCACGTATGGCACTAGCAATTTCTCCAAGATCGTTTATAGTCCTTGCTTGTACAGCAAGAGCGTCAATAAAGTTTGTACCTCCTTCTAAGTCTATGATTAGATTATTATCCAATTGTGCAAGACAAGATGTCTTACCAGACTTTGGAAGTCCATACAATATTAAATATCGAGGATCTTCGGAAACTGCTGGAACTTTTTGTGTAGGTAAAATAAGCATATTTTATCGATTAATACTAATAAAAATGTTAATAATTGTGTTCTTAATCTCGGGAGTAAACGTAGCATAATACTTAGAAGAACTAAGCTTATACAAAGGAATCAGATCGTAACCAATCTGAATCTCATCCTCAAAGAACGCAATCGGTGTACCATCAGAAAGAGTATAACTCTTCTTACTGGGAGTATAGCTCGACAGGAAGTTAGCTGCCTTAGCAAACTCACTATTGAAGTTGCCCTTCAGAAGGTAGCTATAATCACGATTAGGAATAATAATACGATCGGTATTAAAACCAGCATCATCGAACATTGCATCCAGAATATCATCACTCTTCTTATAACCCAGGAACGGATTCATCTTGATCAAATTAGAAAGTATAAGATCATCAAGCTTCTTAGAAGGATTTGTATTGGTGCGAAAACTAAAGTTATTGTTAGTGTTCTTCTTATTAATCTCAATTGTATAACGTTTCATAATTTCAGCCTAATTTTTTATGTTACTACTTATCTGATACGACTTAACATTCAACCAAATTGTTATACTGTAGGTCATTCTCGAATTCAAGTATACATGGTCTACCGGCATCTCTATTTTTTAGCAGGTGCATATACACTTTATTTGCAGTAGGTAAACGATTTGGACCATATTCAGCAATATTCAATATCTCCGGTCTATGTAATACGAAGACATAATCACTTGCTTGAAACATCGCATCAGACGATGATAAGTCACTTCTCATCGGATAATGTGCCGATGGGTTATTAATCCTTTCTGGTTTCTCTATCTCACGATTCATTTGAGCTATTTGAATAATACTTGTTAGAGGTAATTTCTTAGCTCTAATAAATACTTTTTCAAGTTCGCTTGTTGTTTCAATCACACTTCCTATTTGTTTTGTTAATAAAGTATGATCGAATGTAATCACAAAATGTTTTCCAGTACCTTTAATGTACTTTTCATAGAAACCATTGATAGTTTGTTCTATTTGCATGGGAGTACCTGGATCATCTACAAAGTAGATAGGGTACTCCTTTAGCTGGTTAGATACTGTAATGACTTTTCTGAAGGTTTCGTCATCCAGGTCCGTTTCCGAACTATACAAAGTGGAAGTCGTCTTTCTCAGCTTATTTGAAAGTGTTCTTCCAATCTGCCTAAATCCAACCATTTCTAAAGAGAAGTTTAGAACAACTATGTCTACGTCAGGATTAAGGTCTATGATATCAGTAGTTATGGTATTACAAAGCGAAGATTTGCCTGTTCCACTAATTCCAGCAAACGTGTAGATAGTATTCGGTTCAATACCTCCCATACATTGCTTATTTAACTTCTCCCATCTTGTTTTTAACGAGATTATATTATGTTCTCGTCTTCCTGCTATATAGTTGATAGCTTCTTGTGCTACAACTGAAATAGATCTGACATTAGATAAGTTCTGTTCCATAAGTATTTACGGGTTTATCTACAGTATCGTTCATCTCTTCTTCAGACTCTTCCCATTGATGATCCACTAACCAGCGCCACATTGTTTTCATATAACTAAGTTTACCTTCTGACATCTTTTTATTGATCTCAAAATTTAAACAGTCTATAAGGTGTTCTGCCATTGCAGAGCTCTTTCCACATGTAACGCCAAATAAGTGTCTACATTTATTGACATTTGCCCTAAGATAGCTTTTTGAGCCATCTGGACGTAGTACATATACTGGGTATCTATCATAAAACAAATCAAAATAGTCTTTAGACGGTGTCATAAAGTCTGTAAGCCTTTGAGTTGCTTCATAAGTGATAAAGTTACCTCTCTCTATCGAGGTAATAAGATTCTGTTGAACTAAGTATGATATTTCGTCGTCTCCAATAAGGCTGACTAATCGGTGGACGTCTTGATTTCTCGTATTTTGATTCTTATCCAATACCATACTTAGGAATACTAACTGATTCATATTTAATTGCTCTGGTAAATCCAAGAGCTTGGTATTTAATTCAATAATCATCTCTTATATACTCTGATAAACAAGCTGGTTATTAAAATAATTCTAGTTCTCTTTCAGTAAAGTCAGCAATTATCTTTTTGGCTTCACTGATATAGTAACGATAGTTAATCTTTCGACTCTCTATCGGTAGATCATCAAACTTGTTCAGGATTGTTACTCCTGATTTAGTTAGCATATTTTGAGCTTTGTCAAATAAGTCCATTAGTGTATGAACTTCTTTTCCATCTTTGTCTCGTTTAAACAAATAAGCTCCGTTAGTACTAGCGTAAAATCTATTTATACGTTGTACCTTTTCTTCTCCGTGTATTACGTTGAATTTCTTGTCGACTCTCTGAGTCATCAGAAAGTCTTTTATATCTGTTTGACGTTTAATAAAATTGTCAACTGATTCTTTTGTTAAAAAGTAGTTTATAACAGCCTTGGGAATGATCACTGGTGCCATTCCTTTCCCAAGTCGGTTTTCTGTTATAAACATACCTTTTTTTTCTATCAGATTTGGATCGTGAGATTCCGACCATCCTTCAACGACACCAAAATAATCGTTGACAGCGTACTGATAAAACGCTTCATAGCGATCTGCTTCAAAAGTAAGTTTTGTAATATCTTCTACCTCTCTAATTGCGTCTCCAATCGCATCAGAAAGGTCCTTTTTAGCGATATACATGACACCATCTGTGTTAACCTGTATAATCTCACAGCCTAACTCCAGTAGACGATCTACGAGCATTAGAAGTACTAATTGTCCGTTTATTCTGATTTTAAATACAGAAAATGGATCGTACATCCAACTTGTCTCTTGTTGCATTTTTCCTGTGACAGAGTTAAGAGTTAATTTTAGAGCATCACTCTTTAACTTCTGACCGCTATGTTTGGCTTCTATACGCTCATGATATATATCTGAGTAAACCTGCCAAAATTCTTCTCCTAAATGACGTGGAATCCACTTATATTTTACTATAAAACTTGGATACATAGATGCCACATCTGCGTGTCCTATGAATTCATTGTCTTTTGGAACGTAGACCCTTGGTGTATTGATAGAATGTATTCCACCTACACCTATAGAGTAGCGTGTATTTGAGAGCACGAACTGCTTCTCATAGCCTTTTCGTTCTTTTGAGTACACTGTTTGCTCTTTCATGTCCTCAAGAACTGCCTGAAGTTTTGGATTTTTATATTGTATAAACGGTAATATGACATCTTTCAATGATATATAGTCCATTGGCGAACGCATCAATTCCAGTTGTTTTTTACTCAGCCCTGTGGCTTCACAGTATTTTTTAGCCAGTAGAGTTTCACCAAATTTTACGCTATCCATCGAATACGCATTGATGCCATATTCCGTTTGTATGAAAGATCTCAGTGCTATATCTTTCTTAAGCCTTTTTAAAAGCTCTGTTGTTGAATCTACGTCGTTAATATTATAACCTATCATCTCATCCATATCTTCAGGACGGATAGCGGAATTAAAATCTCCACCGTATTCCTGAACATTAGGATAATGCATAGTTACTTGCATTTCTTTGAGACCTACGCGAAGTTTGCTACTAAATTGTAAT